TTTTGCCGTTGGTAAGCAATTCCTCAACTAACTGCTCACCTGCGTAGCCATAACGAAAGTCTAAATCAAAAGATGAAAGAGTTGTCATGCTCTAACCTTTTGTGGTTGCCATTGTCCATTTGCATTTAGTTCTAGCCAAATGCGTTCTGGGTCACATGGTTTTTGTTGACCTACCTGGTAATTGCTGAATTTATAGGAGCAATCCCACGCAGCCCATTGTTTTCCATTCTTTCCTGTACCCGTGCGCAAGACTCTTTGTTTGCCACATTTACATAAAGGAATGTCTTTGTCAGTCGTGCCACCTATAATTTCTTTGACCGTTGCTACGGCTTCAGCCGATGTTGCAGGTGGTGCAACAGTTTTAATTGTCCAAGGGTCTTCTTCATTCACGACAGGGATATACTTTTCTGGCTTAGGTTCTGCGAGTTTTGTTCTAGCCATGTCTTGGACTGTTGGCTTGTGTGTTGTTTCGAGGATGAGTGATAATGCTCTGCCAATCGCTGACGTGACAGTATCTTCAACGTAAAACTTACGCATCGAAGCATTAAACGTACTTGCATCTCCAAAAGCGTAATCGACAGCAGCAGGAAGCGTATCTTCATGCTCGCGGTAAATTTGGGCTGATACGAGGATATGACCCTTCTCAGCATTAAATTGAATGACATCTGTGACAATCCTTCCAACTGGGTAAGCGACCTGAAAACGGCGAATCCTGCTATTTACATCTTCGTACGAACTCAAATCAAACATATAGTTCATCCTCTTCTGTTGCTAGTTCGAGCGCTATTGCCAGGTAGGCAATCGCATCTACGTATGAATCAACGTGGCTTGGGGTTTCCTGGATTCGGCTGAGTTTGACCTCGACCATTGCAAGGCAAGCCTGTGCGTCTGTGATAGGGAAATCAAATAAATTGGATAACCTTGCAGATATCCGACCTTGATTGATTTTTGGATGACCGTAGATTGCACCACGATTTTGCATAATGTCGATTGCATCAATTAGCGCCTTCGTTGCTTTCAATTATTCCCTCCAAAATTCTTGACGTGAAACCGCACGTCCTCGTAAATAGCCATCACGATGACCCTGTTCCCTGCCAATGTTGACTCCCATAAGATAGCCAATTGTTAAAAATGTCATTCCAAATACAAAACATAGTAATAGTGACATTTAGTTACTCCAGCACATTGATTGATAGTCAGTGATTAAGCACCATTGGCCCAAGGCATCATCAAAGATGACTTCATAACTATTGCCGAAGTCCTGAAGGATTGTGCGTGCAGCCATAAGGGTTGCATAGTTATCGAACCAGTAAATGTAATCCAGTTCGTAATTGACTGGACCTTCAAAGCGTCCGTCCTGTGCTTCCCAGTTGTTGCCTTTAAACTGCATAGAGGTTTCGTTGAGGTTTTCAAAGTCCTCTGCCATGTCCATATAAACTGCTTTCATTGCGCCCATCTTTTGCCCCTTTTCCCAATTCGTTCGATTGGTTATGGCATTAGTGTTGCATGGATTTAGGCTGAGTCAAGGCTATTTTGATAACGAAATGGTAACAATTCTGCATCGTCCATCTGGACATCTATGTCCCTGCGAACAGGGAAGATGTCGTTAGCGAGGCCGCCCATAACGCTTACCGTGGACTACAAACGTGCCATCCTTTTCCACGTAAATCAGGTCAACCTGGACATTCTTGCCTATCTCGGTGACAATGGCGAAGGCTTGCTGCCAATTTGGCATAGAAACGTATTTGGCGGCCTTTACGCTCATTGCGTGTCCTACCTCAACTCCATGCAGTACGCGCCTCACAGAGCCGTTGTAGGCCTCAGAAACGGCACTCCTGCCAGCACGATGCGTATGCCCCATAATGGTTGACACGCCTGCCTTTTTGGCTTGGTTCAACGCGCTCATTCCTGGGTTTGGATTAAGCCCACCTAAATCGCCGTGAACGGCTATCCAGCCGCGAGCAATAGGGAAGGCTTCCTTATGAAATTGGATACCTAGTTCATCGAGTTTAAGAAACTTTTCAAACTTGAGTTCTGGCAAAGATAGAAAGGCAGGAATCTTCTTCATAATGACGTTATACAAACGGTCCGTGTGATTGGAACGAATGGCATGGGCTTCCTTAGCGTACTGAGTTAATCGCCATAACACATCTACTGTGTGGTCGCGGTCATCCGCTAACGTCTGCTCGTACCAGCCTGGAGTGTTCTCAGTCCAACGACTTATCTGTGGGAGGTCAATCTCATCTCCGATAGTAACGACAGAATCGTGCTTAAACGCTTTTGCAAATAATTCAAAGTTTCGTACAACATGTGCATCCTCATAGGGACACTGAAGGTCTGGCCAAACGATAGTACGTTTCATTCATCCTCATCGTCATCCTCGTAATCGCCGAATTTTTCGGGTTCGATTGGGGTTGGCAAAATCCAAGCAGGATAGGCTTGCGGTTCTGTAATCATAAACAACACAACAGACTCAGGAAAGCCTGCCTTTTTTAATGATTTGTAGTATTCGTGCAGCCCAATACAGAAAGCATCAAGTGCTGAATACCCTTGGTCCTGTAACGCCTTAGTTGCTTTTCTTGCCATGAGATAATTGTTACCTCTCTAAGATACGAATAATCGTTTCAACACGCGCTTCTAATGCAGTAATTTGGTCGCGCATAGAAGAGCCGCTATTTGGCTTTAGTTCGTTTAGGTAATGCTTTACCAACCATTTTACCGCACCAATAAATGAACCAATAACGGTCAGCGCAGCAACTACAACACCCGTCCAATCTTGGGGACTCATGAGATTTGGTCATCGGATGGGTCTAGGTACTTAACGATTGGTGCAACTAAAGCGGATGCAAGAACTGCATATTCAGGACGGATATCGGCAACTAGGGCTAGGCCTAACGTAATTGCTGAAACTGCAACTGCTTTGAGGTAAGACTTGATTGCGTTCTTTGTGTTTTTATTCATTTCCATTTCCTATTCCTAACATTGGGATATCGAACCACGAACCGTTTGAATCGCCCTTTTTAGAAAAACTGATATGGATATGAGCGTGATGAGAATTGATTCCGCTATATTTTTTCCAACGGAAAAATGATTTTCTGGATGCAATTTTTCCTGCATAAATGATGTAGGAAATTCTGCGGTCCTTCTTGGCACATTCGCGTATTTGGTCGGCAAGATAAGCACCTGTGTCGGAGCGTGAGTCGAGGTCCTTATCCACATCAATAGCCCTGACGATTCCGTTAATCGAATCGGGATTGTGGTCACTCTTATTTCCTCGCGAAGCATGCTTCGAATCCCCTATCCAACCATCAGACTTTCTATCGCGGTCAGGAAAGGAATCATCAATCTGCTCACGAAGTTGTTGCCCTGCTTTACAGAGTAGAGGCTTCACGATTAGCAATCATTTCATCATAGGTTGATTTAAGCATTGAAGTATATTCCCCATTACCTCTGTCAATAATGGCATGCTCTACCTCTACGCCGTCAATTCCTGCAACTAATACAAATTTTACATTTTCCATTTTTATAACTCCGCACTAAAAGCGATATAGCCAGTACTTGTACTGTTATCTGAATATGTATATGGTCTAAACTGTGTCAATCCAGAGCAAGTGGCATCTGCCGCGCCTACTAAAGTAGAAACAACACCTATTACGATGTTTGATGGAACTATTGCATTTGCTCCGTCTGAAACAACTAAGTTTGAGTATTCAATAGAACTAGGATTGGTTCTCATAGTCACAGGAAAATAAACAGGTATTTGTACCATTGTCGTACTAAATGCTCCCTTAGTTCCTGATAATGGAGCGTAACCACCACCTGCTCTACTTCTAAAGTAATATCTTTGGCAAGCCGCTAATTCACCTTGAATAGTTCCTGTTGCGGTTTGAAATGCAGTGGCTGTTGAGCCTGCTTCAAACTGAACACCCCATATTTGGAAAGTAGTATTGTTAACTGCTACCCCTGCGCCTGAAAGCATTATTTCTAACTCTACGCTTGAATCGTTATTTGTTCCTAAAGTTTTACCACTAAGAGAAGGTAAAGAAATTGTAAAAGAATAACGAGCCCATGATGTAGAAATAGATTGGGCTGTTGCGTTAGTTTGTGTTGCAGCGCTAGGGCTACCACCTGTTCCCATACGCTGAAAAGCGATTGGATAGATTTGTGGAGTTCCAGCAGCAGCCTTTGCCCAAAAGGAAATAGTTACGGATTGACCAGCATAAGTTCTTACATCTTCAATTTTCTGACTGATAGATGCGTAATTAGCACCTGATTGACCTGAAACAGCAACTTGCACAAATGTTCTTCCTTCATAACCAGCAACAGGCGCTGCGCCTGGAGTAAAAGTTTGAGGAGTAATTGTAACTGTTCCACCTGATTGGTCTGAATACCAACGGTCAAAATTAAATGCGCCATTCGCTGTGTTGCTAGTAAAGTTTCTTTGATTAACACCAAAGTCACCGTTAATAATTCTGTTTTTACCAGCAGTAAAGCCAAGTGAGGTTGCGCCACCGCCTACTGCAACCCACGCGCTACCGCTATAAGACTCAACGCTGTCAGTGTCTTTTAGATACGACATCTGACCTTCTTGCGGTGAAGTAATCGCAGCAGTACGAGCCGCAGCGTTAGCAAAGACGTTGACGCCTTGCATAAGGTATCCATTAGTGTCTGCTGCTGTAAGCACCTCACCTGTGGTGAAAGTCTTAAAGCCTAGTCCTGCTGCCATTGTTACTCCTTAGTACGATAGAACGCTAGTGCCTAGAATACCGTATAATGCCGAATCCAGAATGAATCCATCAATAATTGGTTCTAGGGTCGTGAATTGGGTTTTCCAAGAATTAGGCGTAATGCTGTGAGCAACGCCAAACACCTGCAAAGTTTTGGTTAGGGATGATGACCCTGGTTGTGTTGTTGTAATAGTTACAGGGTCAAAGAAATCTAGGTCCAAGGCTGCGATGATGCCTGCGTTGTAATCTGTTGTGTAAAGGTCAAGGGTAATTGCATCGCATCGAGTCGATGTTTCTGCTCTGGATGCTACATAAGCCTGAGCATAATCCAGTGCAACTGCGTCTGTTTCCATCAAAAGATTTTGTTGGTTATATGAGTGAATAAAGTATTTATCTATTGAAGCCTGGTTGATAGCAGTCTGAGTTGTGCCGCCTGTGCGAGTAATCTGTGCTGAGTTATAGATAAGCACGTCATTAAGAAGCCATAAGGCATTGAAGTATTGGATGCCTGTGCCATTGTCATTAAACACAACTGGTGTGGCATTTACGCTACTGGTTGTGAACGCTCTATCCTGGAATACAAACTCACCATTGGCATTAACATACAAAGAACCATATTCGCTAATTTCAACGGTCTGCATGGCTTCTAAGGCTGTTCTAGGTGTACCAGGGTCGGCTAATAAAGTTGTTTGGCCCGCGTCTATATCACGCATAGAGGCAGGCCAGCCGATTTGGTCAAGAATCTTATTAATACGTGTGCCTGATAACTGTCCTGCACCTGAATCTGTGACTGTTGAAATCTGTGCGTTCTGTGCCAATCTAAAAGCATCAACTGCTGTGATGGTTGTATAAACAACTTCGCCAACATTTTTAGGTGTTGTGGTTAAGTAGCCTGTGATGAAACCTGAGAAGATTGGATAAGTTACTCCTGAGTACGTTGCAGTTATCTGCACTTTACGCATTGGGTTAAGAAGGCCTGTGTATGGGCTGCTAGGGTTCTGGGGATTAAAGTCACCATTTTGGTCAACAATCCTAAGGCTCAACTGACCTGTTTGGAATTGGTCAGCCTGTGCGTTACGTCCTCTAGTTGTATCAATTCTGTCAACTTGATTTGAAACATCGACAATGACGGCTGTGCTATCTGCTAATACATTTACTCCTAGAATACCTGTATTAAGAATAAAAGCCTGGGCAAAAGAAGGTCCAGTGCTAAAGTTAATGGTTACATTTACTGTTGGAACAGACACTAAATTGCTCCAGCGTAAGTTGTTGAACTTCCGTATCTGTTAAGGTCTTGGATTGCTCCTTGAACAACTGATGCTATTTGTTGGTCACCAATACCTGATGCGTTAATAATGTAAGTTGAACCACCGTTTGATGTGTTCATTGACGCAGGGTTAAAACCAATTCTGCTTTGAAGCGCTCCCAAGTCTGGCATAAGTAAATCAAGTTTCTCGCGAACAATGGACCTTTGTTGTTCTATTGGCGTATTTGGCCCAGTTTGTGTGATTGTTTGAAGTTGTTTTACTTCGGCTGCAATCTTATCAAGCATTGCTCTAATAGAAGCACGAATTGTTTCAATAAGTGCCTTGAAAGCATCTTCTGCCTCATTGGCTTTTTTAATCATTCCAGCCATTGCTGTGTTTTGGTCCTTGATGGCAATTAAAGAAAGTAGGCGCATCTTTGTTTCTGAATCAGTAGTCTGGTTTAATGCAGCATATAAACCTACGCGCTCAACATCGAACTTCTTTTCCAGTTCCTTTAATGCTAACTCATCACCTGTTAGTTTAAGTTTTCTAGTTGTGTTCTCATTGTCAATTGTTTTAAGTTTGTTGTTTGTATCAAGAATCTTGTTTTGCTTTTCCATTGCAAGGCGTTGCTTTCGCCCAAGTGCGTTTTCTGTCTGACCAGCAATGGACATCGGTTGCTTAATAGTTCCACCTGCATACTCACCGCGAGCAAAAGCAGCCTTTTTTAGATTCTGGCCGCCTTTAGCAAGAATAAAACCAAGTGCTGCAACGGCTGCTGTAACTGGAGCAAAGGCAACTAGAAGGACAGCACCAATGGCTAGGATTACAGGCTTTAAACTTTCAAATTGCTTAATCATATAGGCAATGTTTTTTGCGCCGTCTGCAATGCCTTTAGAGATTTTATCAACAGTTCCAACGGCATTATCAACGCTGCCATTGCCGCCTGTGAGAATGGCCAATGCTTCAACCAAACCTTTGCCAATTGCTTCCTTGGCGTTATTGCTTGCAATAGTTAATTTGTTAAGTGAACCCTGGAATGAGTCAGCAGCATCTTTAGCCTGACCAGCAAACAGTGTTGTAAGTTTAGTTTGAATATCTAAGAAAGAACTGCTGTTAAGTTCTGCCTTTGAAAGTCCTACACCTAAACGACCAAGCGAAGCATTGTTGCCAAGGTAGGCCTTTTGTAAGCCCTGAGAAACGGCAGTAAGGTCTTTGCCTGTACCTGCTGAGATATCTAATGCAAGTGCGAGCAATTCCTGTGATTTAGTAATTGAACCAGTGGCGCGAAGCAATCTATCCATTGCAGGACGAAGTTCATCATCAAGAACGCCTGTTTGTTGTTCAAGGCGTGAGATGTATCCGTT